GGTCTATTAAACGCAAAACCAAATATGACTGCAAGATTAAGAGATGAAGTAGGTGGTAACTATTTTACAGAACCAGTTAGAGGTTTACTAGATGGTGAAGTATTAAATTATGATGGTGTACAAGATTTAAGCGCTACATCAAGAGATACTTTTGAACAAGGTAAAATTATAATTGGTCGTATGAAAGGTTGGACAGAAAAAGATTTCTCAACTGAATTAACTGGTGAAGATTTTATGCCTTTAGCAGAAGAAGTTAAGGAATATTACGATGCTGTTGACCAAGCAGATATACTTGCAATTTTAAAAGGTATATTCGCAATGAACGATGGTAGTGGTTTTGTTGATGCACACACTACAACAATCAATGGTAACTTAACTGATACTACAATGAATAGTGCATTACAAAAAGCAAGTGGAGACAAGAAGAAAGTTTATTCAATAGTGTTTATGCACTCTTTACCTGCAACACACCTAGAAAACTTAAACTTAATTAACTATCTAAAATATACAGATAGCAATGGTATTGAAAGAGATTTAACTATTGGTACTTACAATGGTAAGTTAGTAGTAGTTGATGATGATATGCCTACAAATGAAGTAGAAGCAACTTATGCAAAATCAACAGATACAAGTGTTGATACATCTAAAACATATTATACAAGAACTGGTACAACTGGTGCTTATGTTTATACAGTTGTTGCTGAACCTACTGGTAACCCATCAACTTCAAATTATTATGAAATGACTGCTGAGGGTTATACAGAATATACATCTTACGTTTTAGGAAATAAATTCTTTGACTATGACAACGTTGGTGTTAAAGTACCAAATGAAATGTTTAGAGACCCTAAGACAAATGGTGGTGTAGATACACTATATACTAGACAAAGAAAATTATATGTACCTACTTGGATATCATTTACAAAAGCCCAAATGGAAACAAG